CATGTTGTTTCAATTTCAGTAACACTATCATCGCCTACCGACAACTCAGTAATACATTCAATTTTAGTTAATACAGCTGGTGAACCATGTTTTACCCATGTTTCAGTACCTTGTGTTAATACGCCCATGATTGGACTCCTTTTTTAACGACGAAAAAAACCTCGCGTTTTGCGAGGTCATAAAATTTTAGAATTTGGGAAGTTTGTCTAATGGAGTACTACATATGTGCAATATATAAATTTAGTATTAATTACACATAGTACCTAGATCTTAGTTTTCTAATAAACTGTATTACAATTTATTTATTAATTCACTTCTAAGCATCTTAGCCATTAATTCTTTAGCATTTTTGGGAGAAGTTGCTTTTTTTTCAACGTCATCCACAATTTGACTAATTTTTTTATCATCTGATAAATTTTTTAGTTTCTTTTGTAGAGTAGACAAGCCATTCATATTCATAGATATACCCTCCACAATAAAACCATTTATTGCATGATCTCTTAATAGTAACTATTTTTACTTTAAATAGTTATTTTCATTAGATTTACGACGGGCCTGCCTTAACTTATTTTGATTAGTTAATTTTTTATTTTTTTCTAATGCCTCTGAATTAATAAATTTAACTAAGTTAAGTTTCAATAAATCTTCCGCACTGTTTAAATCAAGTTCAATTACCTCACCGGCTATATGAACAATTCGATTATGCATACATGTTGTTAAAAACTGGACTTTTACGTTTGACATATTTTTTCCAATAAAAAAAGAGCTAGACTTTAAATCTTGCTCTTCTAATAACTAAGATAATATAAAATACTTTTACCAATTGATATAAATATTATTTTTCTTTTGGTTTTGAATCTAAGTAAGAAATAATATTTTGATCAATTGCTTGATCTTCAAAATACTTTTGAAGTAATTTATTATTCTGCTCTATAGCAGAATAAATAAGAGTATCTTTATTTTCAACCTTTTGAATCAATGTGTTGTTCTGCTTTACCAACTCTTCCATCACTTCGAGTAACTTTGAGCAACAGTAATTTTGTTCTTCGTTCAAGTTCATTATATTTACTCTCTAACCATTTACGTCTTTTAGCACAACCCGTACAACTCATAATAAATACCTTTCCAGACTTATTACTAATAAAAAATAAAGCCATATCAACTTAATTTGATATGGCTTTATATGCTGCATTTTTACAGCAAAACTTAAATAACCCTTTAAAAAATATTTAAAACTTTGAATTCATATAAAAATATTTAAAAAACATAGATTTTACATTTTCCATAAATAAAGAACAATTTCTCTAAAAATTATTATCTATGTAAAAATTTAATATATGAATTATTCTTATAGATACGATAATAAAAATTAAAAAACAACTTAAACTAAAAAGTCGCACTACAAATTAAATCTGCAATACGACCATCTTAAATATATAATACTCTTTTTTTCAGAATAATGAAAACCCTATAATTGTAACTCTTTGTAAGTATCTTTCCGATATTCACGTATAGTATCTTCTGCCTCCGCAATAGCAGATTCAATTGCAAGCTGCATTAACTTCTCATACGGTTTCCATGTCATTCTATAAACATCTGCTGACATCTTATAAGCCGTAATCCCTGCATAATAAAGTCTCCCCTGAGCAGTAAAGTTTTTTTCAAGATCAGGGTTTAGAGAAAAATCAATAACCATACGAGCAATAAGCCATGCCAAATGGTGAATAGCAATATATTCAGGTTCTCTTTTTTTATCATTTTCAGCTTCTTTTAACATAATTAAAGCTAAATGATTTCTTATAAACTTATAGTCCTCTTCTGATTTTCCATTATAAATAATTAATGAAGACACTGATTTAGCTAATTGAGTCTCCATTTTTGCAATTGCTCCTAATCTATCTTGATAATTAATAGCGTCTTTATTAGGAGTATGTCCAACTCTTGAAAAGTCCAATGATTGTGCTGTTAAGCCTCGGGATAACCACTGAAACTGAGTAAACTGATTCATAATACTAATATCAATATTCATTCATTAACCCTCTCAAAATATACGCAATCACAATCATTACTAACATCGAAAAAATAAAACCCAATCCAAAGGCAAAACCTCTTCGCATCCATTCAACCACTGCCCCATGGTTATATTCACCGACCAACCATTGCATCAAAAACTTAACAGCAAAATAGAAGGCAAATGAGGCAACTATTACTAAAATAATTTGATCAGTTTTCATTACATTAAGCCCTCAGTACATTTAATTATTAATAAGCGCCCATAAAGTTCTATACCTAATAAGCATTTAAAGTTCTTTTTCTGTAATTTCAGTTCATAAGCAAAATTTTTATTACTCTTGATAGGTAACTCTACATTCGTCAAATCTTTAAAATTACTTAGAATCTTTTTGTGATTAATTCTAACATCCAGAGTTTGACAATAATGCTGTTCAACAAGATGATTCATTATTCACCCCTAAATTTTCAAGTGACTGTCTTACAACATTCCAATCAAGTAATGAAGCTTCTGATCGCCCATGATAAATCCGATAAAGCTGATGAGCTGTTAATGCATAACCAGAATTAGCTGCTAAGAAATCCCAAGATTGTCCGAACTTATTAACAAATATTTTTAATAAAGCTTGTTGGTCATTTAAATATGCTGTCGTTTGTTTAATTGATGAATGAATCAATAAGTTTTTTGATGTAACACCTGAGTCCATATAACTTTTGCCGTTATACTCATCTTTAATAGACTTCTCCATCCCCTGTTTCATATAGCCTTGATTCTCATTCTTGTTTTTAATCAAGTTAATTTGATTACCTTGAGCCACCCATTCTGCTAATTGGATAGCGAGCTCATTACGCTGTTTAGACTTAAGAAAAACATTTGAATAACTCATTGAATAATCATGTTTAGTAAGTTCCAATTTAGCATTCATAGTTTTGCTCCTAAACGAGTATCTGCCCATACACATTCAATTTGAGTTAATCCCCCATGTTGAAACCGAGACCAAAGGCGATCACCTAAATCAGAAATCAAGCCATGAATAATTGTGCCTATCCGATCCTTAGTATCATTAAGCGCAAAATTTGAAATAAGCATTGTTGCTTTATCTGCGTCATAACGTGCATATAAAACCTTATGAACCACTTCTTTACGTTTTTCGCGATCATGCAAGCCATACTCATCAATAATGAGTAAGTCATATTCTGTATAACGATAAATAGTATTTTTTTCACTATCACCCTGACGATACCAAGCTCCCATGATGTCATTTGCTAACTCTTCACTGGTGATATAACGAGCTGTTTTTCCATTTTTAAGTAATGTTCTAGCCGTAGCACATGCAAGATGTGTTTTACCGGTCCCAGTTTTTCCCACCATAACCAGATTCGTTACCTGTCCTTTCATAATTCGTTCGGCGTAAGCTGCACAACTATTAAAAGCAATAATTTGTCCTGGTAATTCACAGCGATAATTATGAAAACCTGAGTTTTTATGACGTATAGGCAACATTCCACCAGCTAAATGATTTTCATAAACCATTTTTCTAACGGTTTTACTATGCTTGAGATTAGACTCAGTTACTTTATTAACAGCACATGTTGGACAGATTTCTAAACCAGCAATCTTGACCTTTTTCTCCAAATGAATAGAGCAAATATTTAACCCTGGTTCAAAAGAGTGATTAATTTTTGTCATTACATTCATACAAATTTCCCTCCCAACTCCAATGGCTTAATACTTTCGTCATATTCTGGCTGTTGGTATTCAAAAGCTTGATTTACATTTCCATGTATTCTTGAATTTAAATAAATTGACTTCGTTGATTTAGTTTTTGAAGCTTTTAACTTTTCAAACTTTTCAAATATCCATTGAGCAAACTTGCTGTGTCTTTGACTATCAGTTAGATATCGCGAAGTTTCATGGTGAGCATTGAAATTGCTCAAATGAAATTCAAAGTCATCCATATATAAGATTTCTTGCACTTGCTGAGAGTATTTAGTCTTTTTCAAATAAGTAGCGAGATGATTTAAATCTGGTCTCCAATCTTCTGATTTCATGACGTTCGTTAAAATTACTTGAGAGAGAGTTTTTTCCTGTTCCTGTTCTTGCTTCTGTTCTTGGCTTAAAAGAACCTTGTTAGGGGCTTCTTTCTCTACATAGTGGTTATTCTTTCCTTCACGTCGATGCGTCATACAAAAAGCTTCAAAGTATTTATTATAAAAATCTTCTAAAAATGGATTTGACGGTAATGAGTCATAATCCTTTTGAATACCTTTACAACGGTTATCACTCTCCTTCAAAGATTCAGCAACCTGAAAACGAGCCATTTCATGTACCCAGATCATTTCTGAAACATTGTCATAACTACAGAAACCTACTTTACATGCCCATTCAAGCCCCTTCTCTGCTCCTTCTAGCCCCAAACCAGTTTCATGAGCTATATATAAAAGAGGCATATAATAAAGACCAAGCATATTTGCATGTGGACTGGTTATTAAATACATAGCCACGATAATGGACTCGGGACACTCTCGTAATTGTTTACCAGTTATACCTGTCCAGAAGTGTGGAGAAACCTTCCCATAATCACGCATTGGAATTTAACTCCTTTAAAAGAGTTTTAAAGGAATTTAAATGGTAAAAGATTTTATTTTCCTTACCCTTACAATTAATCGATTTGTTTTCGCCACAACATTGTGATAAATTTATTTTCAAATTCATTGTGATTTCCTAATTAAATGAATTAACTAAAAAGTCTGATTTGCCGATCAGGCTTTTTGTTTTATAAATCAAGCATCCAAATTTTCTTTTCACATTTTTGATAAAACTTATTTAAAAAATCTCTCCTTAAAACTAATCTCAACCATTTATAAATCCTTAAAAAAATTAGTCTCTACCTACATCTTTACTGTGAAGATTAACTCGCAACTTTCTTCTCAAACTCTTTTAGTGTTGGGCAAAGTTGATATGCTTTAAATCTCTCATTAGTTACATACTCAGCCCGCAAAGCAATTTTTTCAGACATTTGACTTTTACCCGTTAACCAAGCATTAACCGAAGGCTGCTTAATTGAAAGAGCTTGTGCCGTTTTTGTTTGACTCCCGAAAAAGCTCACCAGTTGGATGTAGATTGAAATGTTATCTATACTCATAACTATCAAACCCCTATCTTAATAGTTAATTTATAGTTTTAACTATCAAATGTCAATAGTTAAGGTTATTTGATTTTAATAGTTTTAACTATAAAATTAGGTGCAACGATTTTAAGGTTAATATCATGTCTGATTTAGCAACTCGTCTAAAAGCGGCTCGCTTAAAAGCAGGAAAGAGTCAATATGAAGTCGCTGAAGCGGTTGGTATTAAACAACCGACATATCAAGCGCTGGAAACAGGAAAAAGTTTAAAGTCAGCATTTCTTCCTTTAATTGCAAAATATCTAGGAGTAGATGCTTATTGGTTAACAACTGGTGAAGCTGAGGATTCTTTTAGTGAAGATGATTTGGTAAAACCAGTGGTAATAGATAAAGAAAATAATCAATATGTATGGATAGAAGTAGCTGAGGCTAATTTTTCATGTGGCACAGGTGAATCAATTGAATTTCATTTTGATGCGATTAATGGAAAAATTCCTTTTCCATCTTCTTTTTTCAAGGAAAAACATGTAGCTCAAGATTGTATGCGCATTATCAAAGCTAAAGGCGATAGCATGATGGACTATATAAAAGATGGCGATCTTGTAGGTATAGATATATCTCAAACACAAATTATCGATGGTGAAATATATGCTGTATATTTTGCTGGTGAAGGTATGCTAAAACAGATATTCAAAGAAGAAGATGGGTCTTTAATTCTCCACAGTCTTAACGAAAAATTTAGAGATCGGCGCGTAACAGAAGAAAATGGTAAAAACTTTAGAGTTATGGGTCGACAGTTCTGGAGAGCTGGATAACCCCTCCATACACATGAAGTTTTGTAAAAAAGCCACAATTAATGTGGCTTTTTTATTAGCAGCAAGAAAGTAAAAGTTAAAATTATTATTTTAATAGTTAAAACTATTGACTCAATTAATAGATAAAACTATATTCAACTATATAATCTTTGAATCGTATTCAGAACAAGTCCAACTGCAACTTAATAAGAGGTAATTATGAAAGAAGATATAACACACAACTTGAACTCCCCTCACAAGTCTAGCCATAAACACAATTTATGGTTCTTAAATTTTAAAACTAATATTTTGATTACAATAAAAATGTTAGGCTTCTTATCAATAGGATTAATCATTTGGTTTATCGCAGCTGTGATTACAGTGAAATTTATTACTACCACCTAA